ATGTCGGAAAAGTGTAATCGAGAGCCCTATAAAATTACCGTAACTAGGTATGTCGGAAAAGTGTAATCGCCTATCACGGATATGTCGGAAAAGTGTAATCGAGAGCATATGTCGGAAAAGTGTAATCAATACAAAACAAAGAGATTCCTATAGGATATCTCTCTTAAAAAATAAACCCTTTCTCTAAAAACTCGCTAGAGCGAGAACTCTATTTTTTCTAGAAGAGGAGGAAAGAGATTTCCTAGAATCCCTCTAGATCAACGTAGTTTCACTAGACCCCTCTAGAATCGTTTTAGACGAGAGTTTTTATCCTTATATGGGAAAGGTATCGTCCGAGGTTATTTTCTCCTCAGATTTCAAAGCGTAGACCACTTAGAATTAAGGTCTGGTTAGCTTAGTCTATAGGGTAGTTTGAATATATGGTTAAAAGCATAAAAACTGAATCCCCATATATAGTAGCAATTATACCATGGTTAATTAATGTGTGAAAATATGCTGGTTTTGAATTATTAAGATTTCATTATAGAGGTGTACATTCTACGTTATACATGGTATGATTTAATCAAGAAATGGAGGAATAAATGACCGATAAAAGCACTATAATTACACAAGATAATAAACCAAAAACAATAACTAACAAGAATCAAGTTTTGATAATCGGTGAAGGTGGAAAAATAACCAGTACACACCTTAGAAAAGGTAAGAAAGGTATAGACATAACTAAGATGGGTAACTGCACAATCGAAAGAGCGTGTGACATAATCTTCCTAGAAGGCTATCAGAAGTGGTCAATCGGTATCTTAGAAGGTGACGAGCAAGGTAGCTTTGTAACTAGAGAGATCTGGAAGAGGTATGTTACTACAGATTATGAGAAGCCCTTATTGTTCTTAGATCTGGATAATGAAGATTTTAACTACATATTAGCTCTTACTTACGAAGAAGCGGTTGAATTAGAAACTTTCTTTTTAAATCACTACAGAGTAAACCAGTAGATTTCACCCAGGTGAAGTTTTGCATTAGAAACACGTTAAGCTAAGAGTATCATGGTCTTGATGGATCGGTACACTGGCAAAACCATAAGCGACTACGCACATCTCCGCCAGTCGATAAATACTATATTAACAACTTCAATAGGGTCTAGAGTGATCCTAAGAGATTTTGGCGCGTCTTTGTATGATTTACTAGATGCCCCGATGAACAGTGCCTTTTTATTGTCTTTAAGATCCTCTATTGTAGAAGCTATAGAGAAGTACGAGCCTAGGATAGCAATCAAGAAAGTAGACGTTCCTGTCTTCGATTCAGCTAGAGGTAAGATTCAGATTCGCATACAGGGCGTTTATATACCTAATGGTGAATTAATCACCCTAGATAATTTGGAGTTCTCTACAACCTAATATATTATGACATTCGACTTAACAAGTTTACCGGCCCCACAGATTCTTGATAGCATCACGCTTAAAGACTTACGCGATAGAATACTCACCAATTTTATTGAGGCCGAGCCAGAATACGAGTCACTATTAGCCAGCGACCCTGCTGTTACAGTTTTAGATACCTACGTATTTAGGGAGTTTATCGTCAGGCTTAGAATCAATTCAGCTATAAAAGGTATGCTCCTAGCTTACGCTACTGGGGACAATTTGGATAATATAGCAGCCAATTTCCTAATAGAACGGCTATCAGGGGAGACAGATGAAGCTTTTAGAACTAGAATCCAAGAGCGTGGTTTAATACCTTCAGCAGCAGGCCCTACCAATCTTTATAAGTTCCACGCTTTATCTTCATCTAGTGATGTTGTTGATGCCAGAGTATATAGCCCTGCTCCGGGGGAAGTCGAGATAGCAATCCTCGGCCCCTCTAGCGTTAATGACGGTGTCCCCTCTGAAGAACTTTTAGACACTGTTTATACCTATGTGAACTCTGACAGTATCCGTGTATTGACCGACCTTCTTACGGTGGTTCCAGCTACTAAAATAACACAAGCAGTTACTGCGACCGTATCATTGTTACCAGACACCCCTCAAAGTGTGTTTACAACTTTACAAGCTAACCTAGCTGCAGCTCACCTAGAGTATAGAGGGCTAGGTAAAGATCTAACTAAGTCATGGCTAATAAGCCAACTGCATGTAGCCGGTGTACACAGTGTAACCCTATCTGCCCCTACCAGTGATGTTATTGCTAGTGATAATGAGTTTATCGTCCTAGGAACAATAACTTTAACTCAAGGAGACAGAGGAATCTAGGTGTCTAGCAATCTTCTACCCTCAAACTCTTCACAATTGGAAAAGGATTTAGCCGACCTTTATGATGGCTATGGTGATCTAAATGACGCTTTAACAGTTTTACCCAAGGTGAAATATGGTGGCGAAGCTACTGATAGTATTCGTCCGTATATAGTTTGGGAGTTTAACTTAGGTGCTGTATCCGAATGGTTAACCGACCCAGAAGAACTATTTAGTACTGGATTAGAGTTTCAAAGAATTCAAGGTACTAAACACGCTGTTGAGATGGCTTTAGGGTGGATAGATATCACTCCTACGGAGATAGAAGAACGCGTATACACTTACTGGGCTGACTTTCAATATGAGCTAGCTAGTATCCCTAGTTACGACACACTAGTTAACATAGTCAAGCTTTCTAACCTAGCAAAGCCAACACGCTCAAGACTGCTTCGTCTATGGCATGGTATAAACTGCCCTCCATTAATACTTAATCAAGCTAAGTTAAACAACTCACTTCTTCAAGCAGCTTCGGGACAGTATAGAGAAGAGCTGGGGGTTTGGACTTCTTTTAGAGATACCCAAGGGTTTTCTTTAAGTTACGACTCTTTAGTAGAGCCTGAGGTTGAATTCGGCGGCAGATCAACAATTGGACATTCATTAACGTATGCTGATTCGCTTTCTGCCGTTTGTGGTTTCGGAGAATACACTTGTACAGGATACTCGGTTTGGTACTCTAGAGGGGCTACTACTCCTGACGATATAGCCGATGATGTTCTAGGGTCTGATATGCTATATATAGTGTCTTCATCTGACGTTTCCCCATTCTACTTCCAGGGGACAGACGGGGACGGATTAGAAGATACTATGGGAGGGTTATTAGAGCTTCCTTAATTATATGAGACTAATTACCCTATTTTTATCGCTAATACTTATACATACTACTGTATTACCTGTTTACGCTTTTAAATTACAAGATAAAGCAGCCTACGCCTCCCCAGATAACGGAGCAGTTTTATACGTAGAGGATCTTAAAGATACAACTGACGGGCCTACTGGTACCACTAAGAAGCTTCAGATTAAAGAACTTTTCCAGACCAATTATGGCGAGGATATGCTTATAGGTAATGTAGGGCAATACGGTGTTTCTATCCTGGCAAATAACGGCTCTAAACTCTATGTCGACAACGGTGGAAATATCGGTATAGGCGACACTACCCCCTCTTATAAGCTAGAAGTCAATGGTACTTTAATGGCTCAAACTCTAAATAGTAATGGAGCTTACTCACTAACAGTTTCACCCGGGTTAAATGGTCAATCACTTATTTATGATGGTAATGGTCTAACTGCTTGGGCGACAATAAGCGGAGGGTCTACTCCAGGGGGTACGGATACACAAGTCCAGTTTAATAATGGTGGCTCAGCTTTAGGTGGAGACTCTGGCTTTACTTATAATAAAACTACAGAACTTTTAGCAGTCAACGGCTTATCTCTTTCTAACGGATCTATAACAACAAGTGGCTCCTCTATTAGCTTTGGATCTGAGCATTTAATAACTACAGGCCATATTAACGGGTCTACTATTACCGCATCTAGCACTATTACAGGCTCTAATTTAAGTGGTACTAATACGGGTGACCAAACCATATCTCTAACAGGAGACGTAACAGGAAGCGGCACTGGCTCATTTGCAACTACAGTGGCTGCTAACTCTATAACTACAAGTAAAATACTTAACGGCACAGTGGCTCTTGCAGATTTGGCAGGAAACTCAGTAAGCACTTCTAAGATTTTAAATGGCACTATCCTAGCTGCGGATTTAGGAACAATAGCGATATCTACCTTTACAAATGATGCTGGTTATTCTACAACTACTGGAACTGTAACAAGTGTAGCTTTAGCGGGCGATAACGGTTTTGCTTTAAAATCAGGAAGCCCTATTACTAGCTCTGGTACTTTAACAGGTACTTTAAACCTAGCAGCTATCAACACATCAAGCTTAAACAATGACGCAGGCTGGACTACTAACACAGGGACAGTAACCTCAGTTGCAGCTACAGGTGATAACGGTATAGCTTTAACTGGCTCTCCTATAACTAGTGCGGGTACTTTAGCTTTAACTTTAAACTTAGCTTCTATAGGAACAGGGTCACTAAGCAACACTGGTAATTTTATAACTGCTTCGTCTAGTGATACTTTAACTAACAAATCCATTAGTGGCTCAGCTAATACAATTACAGCAATAACCTCTAGCGCTATTACTAACGGCACTATTTTGAATATTGATATAAACTCAGCAGCTAACATAGATGCTTCTAAACTAGGAACAGGTATTATATCTAACACTGAGCTTAATTATATTAACGGTGTAACTTCTAACATACAAACACAATTAGATGCTAAAGGTGTAGGCACTGTTACATCAGTAGCTTTAGCAGGTGATAATGGTTTTGCTTTAAAATCAGGTTCACCAATAACTGGTTCAGGCACTTTAACAGGCACATTAGATTTAGCCTCTATAGGGACTGGTTCTCTTAGTAATACAGCAGGGTTTATTACCGCTTCAAGTTCAGACACTTTAACCAATAAGGCTATAAACGGAGGTTCTAATACTATTACAGGTATAGGCTCTAGCGCCATAATAGACGGAAGTGTAACAGGTGCTGATATTAATAATGGCACTATTACGGCTGTGGACTTAAGCACTATAGCTAATAGTACGTTTACTAATGATTCAGGTTATATAACTTCATCAAGCTCAGATACTCTAATTAATAAATCTATAAGTGGCTCCTCTAATACACTCACAAACATAACTACAGGAGCGATAACAAACGGTACTATATTAAACGTAGATATTAGTTCAAGTGCAAATATTGACGCTACTAAATTAGCTACAGGTATAGTATCTAACACCGAATTAAATTATATAAATGGAGTCACGTCTAATATACAGACACAGCTAGATTCTAAAGGGACTGTAAGTTCAGTGGCAGTTTCTGGCGATAATGGTATTACTATAAACTCTGGTTCACCTATTACAGGATCAGGGACTATAGCTTTAACTGTAGGGGCTTTAACCCCATTATCAGTAGCAGCCACAGGAACAGTCACGGGTTCTAACCTATCTGGTACAAATACAGGCGACCAAACAATAACTTTAACTGGGGATGTTACTGGCTCGGGTACTGGTAGTTTTGCAGCAACGATAGCATCAGGCTCAGTAACCTCAACTAAGATTTTAGACGCTACTATTGCAACAGCAGATTTAGCTAATAACTTAATAACCACAGGCAAGATACTAAACGGTACAATTCTAGCTGCAGACTTAGGTACTATAGCTATCTCAACTTTTACTAATGACTCTGGTTATACCTCTAACTTAGGCACTGTCACTTCTGTTGCTGTATCAGGGGATAACGGCATAACTATTTCAGGCAGCCCAGTAACAACAAGCGGAACTATAACAGCTACTCTTGGTAACATTACTCCTCTTTCTGTAACATCAGTAGGTGATATAAATGGAGCGGCTCTATATGTACACGGAGAATATTCTTTACCACATACAGCAGGACTTAACGGCTATGTATTAGCCTCTGACGGTAATGGCGAGACAATCTGGACTTTACCTTCTAGTTCCACTGACTATAACTACTTAGCTCAGGATTTTACTGACCAAACATCGGTTACTGTTACCCATAATTTCGGTGCTTATCCTATAGTGCAAGTAATTTTAAGTAATGGAGATGTGGAGCTAGTACCTACCATAGAGCATACTTCTGTAGATGAGTTTGTAGTAACTATGAGTTCAGAAAGTAACGGTACTATCTTAGCTACCTTAGGCTCCCCTAGATATACACCTGAGTGCCCTATAAATACTATATATTCAAATACTACTTTGAACTCTACTCACTGTGTAATTCTAGCTGATGCTAACGGAGGAGATTTAACTGTTACTTTACCAAGCGTTTCTGGGATAGCAGGCAGGGAGTACAACATTAAAATGGTTGATAGCAACTCTACTACAGTTACACTAGACGCGGCTGGGTCGGAGCTAATAGACAACTCTTTAACGCAAGTAATAAACGTCAAATACAATAGTGTTAGGGTAAAAACAGATGGGGTGTCTTGGTTTGTCCTGTAGGATTTCACCTAGGTAAAATAAAATGAAACATAAACATATACTCTTAACACTATTAATAACCCTGCTAACATCTTCGGCTGCAATAGCTACTAAAACAACACTAGTAGGTAAAAAGACTTTCTTAGGACTAGATGATACTCCTGATACTTATTCAGGCTCTAATGGTTATCTATTACAAGTAAATGGCTCTGTTATAGAGTTTGTGGACAGCTCATCTTTATCAGGAATAATTACAGAAACTGATCCTGTATTCATAGCTTCTGATGCCTTTGATATTACTAGCACTGATATAACAAATCTATCTAATCTTAGCGGCACTAACACAGGAGACCAGGACTTATCAGGTTATCAACTAATTTCAGGAATGGCTACAGATGTTCCGGCTAATGAAACTGACCCGGTATACTCTGTCTCAGAAGCCTTTAATATAGATTCTACTGACATAACTAATATTAATAATTTATCTGGCGTAAATACAGGCGACCAAGACCTAAGTGGTTATGAGTTATCTTCTAGCCTAAGCACAGATGTCCCAGCGCATGAAACTGACCCATTATTTAGTATGTCTAGTGCTTACTCTATTACTGGAACGGACATTACCAATCTAAGTAACCTAAGCGGTGTTAATACGGGTGACCAAGATTTAAGTGGGTACGAGTTATCCTCTAGTTTAAGTACTGATGTCCCAGCGCATGAAACAGACCCGGTGTTTACTTTTTCAAGTGCTAACTCAATAACAGGAACTGATATTACTAATCTAAGTAATTTATCTGGCGTAAATACTGGCGACCAAGATACCTTTGTTACTATAGCTTCTCCGGGTCAAACTTCTATAACAGCTAATAGCTCAACAGATACTTTAAATATAGAAGGTAACGGAGTAACTATTACTACTGATTCTGGGACTAACACTCTAACTATAAATGCTGATATACCTCCAAGTGATTTAACTATTAACGGCACTATGATTACTAATGGTGGAGTAGGTGCTGTTTTATTTGTCGGAGCAGACAATACTTTAGCCCAAGACAACGGCCATTTATTCTATAACAATACTGATAACTTTTTAGGTATAGGGACTAACACCCCAGCTAGTACTTTAGAAGTATCTTCTGATAGCGCCTCTGACGATACAGCTATAACCATAAACAATACTTCTTCCTCTGGGCCTGATAATGGCGTACCTTATAAACTAATTTCTACCGGTGCTTCTTCTTTCTATGGCCCTGGTAAATTCATCATATATGAAGCTAATTCTGCGGAACATAGATTAACTATCTCAGGCCCTAATGTAGGTATAGGTACTACTGAGCCTAACTATAATTTAGATGTTACAGGTACTTTAGGTGTTAGTAGTGATGCTTATGTAGCCGGTTATATAGGTGTTAATGATACAACTCCTGATTACCCATTAGATGTCCAAGGTACTGCAATGGTAACTACTCTAAATGTTAATGGAGCCTATGCGCTTCCTAACACAGTATCAGGAGCAAGTAACGGTTATGTTTTAACCTACGATAATAATGGTGAGTCTATCTGGGCAGAATTACCTCCAACCTCAGGCTATTTAGAGCAGGCTTTTACAGACCAAACTAGTGTCACAGTAACCCATAACTTTGGTAAGCGCCCTATAGTACAGGTACTTACTACTAACGGTGATGCAGAGGTTTACGCTAATATTAACCACACTTCTTTAAATGAGTTTGTAGTCACTTTCCCAGAAGCAACCAACGGTTCAGTTTTAGCTACTTTAGGGGCTCCTTTTGTTTCTGGTGGCGGCGGCTCTGGCACTGTAACCTCTGTTGCTATTAGCGTGGACAACGGGCTAACTATAAATAGCGGTTCTCCTGTAACCACTAGCGGAACAATAGCTTTAACTATAAATAGGGATTCTTTCACCCCGGTGAATAGTGTTAGCACTAATACAACTTTAGATGATACGTATGAGATTGTACTTGTCGATGCTACTAGCGGTACAGTCACTATAGTCCTGCCTACAGCCGTAGGTATAACAGGCAGAAAGTACTACGTTAAGAAGATAGACAGTTCTAGCAACCTAGTAACTATAGATGGGAATGGTTCCGAAACTATAGATGATGCTCTGACTCAATCAATAGGTACGAGATATAATGTATTTATGGTAGTGTCTAATGGAACCAATTGGAGTATCTTGTAATGAGTAATTTAACAGCCACAGCCGAAACAGCAGCCTTTTTAGCAGCACCTACTAGCGCAAAACTAGCCGCTACTTTATCTGACAAGACGGGCTCGGGTGCTGCCGTATTTGGTACAACACCTACTATAGCAACACCAGTACTAAATGGCGCACCTACAGGCACAGGAGTAGCCACAGCCGCTACCGCTAGTACGCTTACTTTACGGGATGCTAATGGGAATATAACTTCTAATAATTTAATCGAGTCATACACTACTACTGCTACAGCAGCGGGTACTACTACATTAACTGTTGGCAGTACATTCCTTCAATTTTTCACAGGCTCAACTACTCAGACAGTCGTAATGCCAGTAGCCTCTACTTTAGTTTTAGGGCAGCAATTCCTTATTGTAAACAATAGCTCAGGGCTAGTAACTGTAAACTCATCTGGCGGCAATGCAATTAAAATACTTGCGGGCAGCACCTCAATGCTTATTACTTGTATTTTAACCTCAGGAACTGGAACAGCATCATGGTCTGCTTCTTATTACGGAGAAGTAGTAACTAGTGGTAAAAAACTAAGCGTAAGTAATACTTTAACTTTAGCTGGAACTGATTCTACGACAATTACATTCCAAGGTACAGATACTTATGTAGGAAGAACAACAACTGATACTTTAACTAATAAAACTCTTACCTCACCTACTTTAACAACCCCTGTTTTAGGAACCCCATCTTCTGGAACTCTTACTAGTTGTACAGGCCTGCCAATAAGTACAGGCGTAACAGGTCTTGGTACTGGGATAGCCACGTTATTGGCAACACCTACTAGTGCTAATTTGGCTGCCGCTATTACTGATGAAACTGGTACCGGCTCTTTAGTATTTGCTAACTCTCCAACATTAGTAACGCCAGCATTAGGTACTCCTGCGTCTGGTACTTTGACTAATTGTACTGGCCTACCTGTTAGTACTGGCGTATCTGGTTTGGCTTCTGGGGTTGCAACCTTTTTAGCTACTCCTACGTCAGCCAATTTAGCAGCGGCTTTAACTGATGAAGTAGGTACAGGGGCTTTACAGTTTGGAGACCAAAGCTCTGTAGTATCTGTTTTAACTGACGGTGCTACTCCTGCGCTTGATGCTTCGTTAGGGACAATTTTTACTTTAAGCGCAGCAGGGGATAGAACTATAGCAGTCCCTACTAATGCAGCAAACGGTAAAAGGATAACCATTAGGCATACCGCCAGTGGAGCAGATAGGACATTGTCTCTTAACTCAGGCGCAGGCGGGTTTAGATTTGGAACAGACATAACTTCTCTTACTACTACTGTTTCTGGTAAAACTGATTATATAGGTTGTATATATAACTCCACTGCCAGTAAATGGGACGTTGTAGCCGTCATAAAAGGGTTCTAATAAATGACAACTTTATACGCTAAAGCAGCAGGCGGTAATTGGTCAGCAGCGGGTACATGGTCAAGTACTGGCTCTGGCGGCGGCGATAGTTCTGGCCCTCCTACAGCAGCCGATAATATAATTTTAGAATCAGGTTCTGGTAACGTCACGATAGACGCTAATTCAGCATGTAGGTCATTAGACTGTACTAGCGGCACTGGTAATTACGCTGGCACATTAACACACAATGCAGGATTCACCCTTAGTATAGGGGACGCTACGGCAGGAGCAAGCAACGTAGCCCTAAAGCTATCCTCAGGTATGACTTACACTAAGCTGAGTTCAATTACATCAGCCCTTAGTCTAGTATCTACCTCAGCCACGCAACAAACTATTGATACTGCCGGTAAAACTACTAGTAATATTACTTTCAATGCTACAAGTAACGGCAGTTGGATTCTTTCTTCTGCTTTAACGGTAGCAGCTACTGCAACACTAACTTTAACTAAAGGCTCCTTAGATACTAATGGGCAAGCAGTTAGCGTAGGCACACTTAATTCTAATAATAGTAATGTCCGTTCTTTAACATTGGGGGCCTCGGCAATTACCCTTACTGGTAATACTGGTACAGCGGTATGGGATTTTGGTGCTACTACTACAAACCTTACTTTTACACCTGGGACATCTACTATAACATTCTCCTCTAATAACGGTTCAGGATTAGCAGGGGGAGGTAAAACATTCTACGATGTAACTTTTACTACCTGCCCTAACACTATTGCTATAACAGGGGCAAATACTTTTAATAATTTAACCCTCACTGGTTATGCTGATAAAGTAAACAAATATACTTTTGCTGCCAACCAAACTATTAATGGCACGCTAACAATAAATGGTAACTCTGTTACTAAAAGACTACTAATCAGTAGTAATGTTTCTGCTACTGCTAGGACTTTAACTGCGGCTACTATCGTAACTAGTTACACTGATTTTGAAGATATAACCGGGGCAGGGGCAGCTAACTGGAATCTAACAGCACAAAGTATAGACTCCTCTGGTGATTGTGGCGGTAATTCAGGGATAACATTTACTACAGCAGCAACCCAAACCTTAACTGGAACTTCAAGTGGTCAAGATTGGAGTACTGCGCCGTGGAGCGGTAGAGTCCCTTTACCTCAGGATAATGCTAATATAACTGGCTCTTTATCAGGCGGTGTTATGGATTTAGATATGCCGCGTCTTGGTAAAAATATAGATTTTACAGGAGCAAGTGGTGATGTAGCTGGCAGTTCAGGCACTTTTAATATCTACGGGTCATTAAAGTTAGCAACCGGTATTTCCTATGTCCAAAGTTCATCTATGGCCTTTAAAGGCAGGTCTTCTTATACTATTACTACTTGCGGTAAAAGCACAGGCCCTATAAACCTAGACGCTATAGGTGGTACATTAACTTTACAGGATAATTTAACTGCTTCTGGTTCTTCTATTTCTTTAACTAATGGTACTTTAGATGCTAATAACTACGATGTAGCTTGTAGTGTGTTTTCGTCTAGTAACAGTAATACTAGAACATTAACAATGGGTTCTGGTACTTGGAGTTTAACAGGTACTAGTACTATATGGAGCACAACTACAAGTACTGGTTTAACTTTAAACGCAGGAACTTCTACAATAGTTATATCTAATAGTACAGCCGCTTTGAAAAGTTTTGAGGTAAATAGTGCTAATGTTTTTTATGACATGAGAGTAACTTTAGGTAGTTACAGCGCTTTGCAGTTTATAGGAGGTGCCACTTATAATAATCTCTCAGTTACAGGTACAGGCACTGCTGACCTCCGTTTTGATACCAGTACCCATACTTTTAAAGGTTCTTCCCCTTTACCTAGTGGTACTGCTGGTAATTTAATAAACTACAGAAGTACATTTAGTATAGCTACTATTAGCTGCACCTACCCTGTAGATATAGACTACGTAAGTGTATATAGTATAACGGCCGCTAGGGCAGTACCGTTCTATTCTGGGACTCATTCTACAGATAGCGGTAGTAATACAAACTGGACTTTTACTAATAGGCCTTATTACAATAAAAGCCAAGGATTTTTAATGTTCTAATTTCACCCAGGTAAAATAATGAAAAACAAAATAAATAATCTAATAAAATCAGCGCTAGTAACATTACTGCTAGTAAGCCCTATGTCGGCTTTAGCTACTAATGAGGCTATGCGAGGGCCAAACTCATTTCTAAAACTAAGTGATACGCCTGATTCTTATTCGGGGCAAAGCGGAAAGTATGTTTATGTAAATGGTTCAACTTTAGGGTTCATAACACCAGTAAACGGAACAGTAACATCAGTGGCTATATCTACGGATAACGGACTAGCAGCTACTGGCTCTCCTGTAACTACCAACGGGACTATAGCTCTAACTTTAAACAAAGGAACTATATTAGGCTCAGAGATAAACAATGACCAAGGCTGGACTAACAACACTGGGACGGTGACTAGTGTAGCTGCTTCTGGTGATAACGGTATAGTAATTAATAGCGGCTCACCAGTAACAACCACAGGTACCCTTGCTTTAACACTAGGCGCTATTACTCCACTATCAGTGGCTTCTACAGGCACGGTAACTGGCTCTAATTTATCCAATACAAATACAGGAGATGTAACCCTTTCTGGTACTCCTGACTATATAACTTTATCTGGTCAAGTAATAACTAGAACAAAGTTAGACCCAGTAGATGATTTAAATACTTTTGCTTCTTCGGTGTTAGCTGGTCTTGTTACAGACGAGTCAGGCACAGGCAAACTAGTATTTAACGGTTCACCTATATTAGCTACTCCTAACTTAGGAACTCCATCAGCAGTAACATTAACTAACGCGACTGGCTTACCAATTAGTACTGGTGTCTCTGGTTTAGGCACTAGTGTTGCAACATTCTTAGGGACTCCAACTAGTGCTAATCTAGCCTCTGTTATAACCAATGAAACAGGTAGCGGGCTTGCAGTTTTTGATACAGCCCCTACAGTAAGTAACCTGACTACTGATAGAATCACGCTTTCTGGAAACATATCATCGGCAGCATGGACTACTAGTGGTTTGAGATTAAAAGGTGTAGCAGCCACACTAACAGATACTACTTCTACAGGCACAGTAGCGGCCGCTTATACAGATGTGTTAGGTGGAAACACTATTGCTGCTAGTAGCTCAACAACATTTACAAAATATATTACTGCTTTCTTTAAAGACCCAACAGTCGGCACTAACGTCACTATGACTAATAAGTATGCTTTAGGCGCTGAGTCATTTATAGCAGGTACTAGTAACCAATTAACAATATCAAATACAGGTGTACTAACTGCTACTTCTCCTGTATTTACAACTCCTGCTATAGGTACACCGGCTTCTGGCGTGGCAACTAATTTAACTGGACTACCGCTAACTACGGGCGTGACTGGTGTTCTACCTATAGCTAATGGTGGTACTAATAACAGCTCTGCTTATACGGCCGGTTCAGTATTATTCTCTAGCGGCAGCGCTGTAACCCAAGACAACAGCAATTTGTTTTATGACGATACTAACAACTACTTCGGTTTAGGCACAAGCAGCCCAACAGCCCAGTTCCATCAAGCTAAAACCTTTGATGCTACAACGTCTACAGGGGCAGATGCCATAGCGATATATACTCCTTTCTTTTTAAACTTTACAGCAGACAATTCTGTAGCTCCGACTAATAGACGCGTAGGTATAGCAAACAATGTTACTTTAGCTCCAACAGCTTCTACATCTTTCCAAACTTATGGGTATAGAAGTATCGTTCAAGTACCCTCTGGTAACGCTCAGAATGTTACTAACTCTATATTTGGAATGGATAACCAAGTTAATATAGGTGGAACCGCGACCTATTCTAGCGTTCGTGGACTAAGATACCAAGTTAATAACCAAAGCTCTGGCACAATCACAACTGGACAGGGAGCTAGTGTAACTCTTAGTAATAGTAGCACTGGTACAATTTCGACAGGCACAATTATTGATACTGTCCTAACAAACTCAAACGCATCAGGAGTAATTACGAGTGCCAAGTATTTCACTACTGGCGACTTAACAAACGCAGGTACAATCGGCACTCTCTACGGTTACTATGTCGGTGATATCACCACAGGAACTCAGACAAATGTACCCTGGGGTTTCTACAACAGTGACGCGAACTCTTATAACTATTTCGCAGGAAAGACTGGAATAAACCAAACAGCTCCGACTTCAATGTTGGATATAGTTCCAGCTAGTGCTTCAACATATGGGCAAATAATAAAGGGAGCAGCTTCTCAGGTTAATGCGCTTGTTGAGTTTAGAGATAGTGCTAATACGGGACTTGCAGATATTACTCCTGCTGGCGCTTATCGTTTTCCTGCAGGTTCCGTTTCTGCGCCAGGTCTTGCAATGTGGGATAACACTAACACTGGGTTCTATAGGTCGGCAGCAAATGAATTGTCTTTAAGTATTAACGGCAACCAGAAATATATATGGAGTAGCGGTGCTCTTAAAATGATTAATGCGAATCTATATGTTAAAAACAACTATGGATTTTTAGCGGCCGATAGCGGTGGAACAGACAGAGATATGTTCTACGTGGATACAAGCAATAACTTGGTTTTCGGTGCTACCGGCTACACATGGAATAGTATTGGCTTCAACTTTAGCAGCGCAACACCGACTGTAAAAATTACGTCTTCGGGTCTTTCGATAAACGCAATGACAGCAGGAAGCTTACTGTATGCGGGTACTTCTGGGTTGGTGAGTCAAGACAATACTAAACTATTCTACGATTCTACTAATAAGGCTCTAAATATAAATACAGCCACTACATCTGCTAATTCAAAACTTACAGTTAATGGCCCTGGGTTTTTCGGTATATATAGTACAGGTGCTCTAAGTGGTTATGGTATTTCTATTGGCGGTAGTGCTAATGATTATGGAGCTATAGGATTTAACGTAGGATTTGGAGCTGGCAGCACTAGAAACTACATTACAACGGACTCTGCTGGTTGGTTTGAAGTAGGGAGCGGGGGCTCGGCATCTTACTACAATGCAGCTTCTGGAACTGGCGGTACGGCAATCACAGGCACAAATAGGTTCACTATTTCATCTACTGGCAGCGTAGGTATTAATGTGTCGTCTCCGAACGCTAATGCTATCCTAGACGTAGTTTCTACAACTAAAGCTTTCATGCCACCACGTATGACTACTACTCAGAAGAACGCTATATCTAGCCCAACTGAGGGTATGATGGTATATGACAGCACATTACATAAGCTCTCTGTGTACACAGGTTCAGCATGGGAGACAGTAACATCTCTCTAAGGATATAATAAGTATATGAAAATCAAACACTGGATACTAGTAGCACTCGCAGCAACTGTAATATCGGTAAACGCAAGCACACAGCCAATATGCTGGTCTATGGATTCTGCTTTAATACCTGAAATGGTAGAGGCATTTGCTTATACTTACCATTACAATCCTACAGTAACCCAAGAAATAAATGGCGAAACTTTAACGGTAGATAATCCTGAAACCCCAGCTCAGTTTACTAAGAAGCAAATCGCTAAGTATGCTTTAGAGGTTAGGAACGCTTATAGAATAGAAAAAGCAGCTAAGGAAGCAGCCGAGGCAGCTAAGGCAGAATCACTAGAAAGTAACTCTATAGGAATATAATTATGAAACCAGGAGACGCTATAACTAGATTCTTAAAGCCAGTAACTGTAAAGGACTATGTAAACTGGTGTAGAGCCCATGAAGTAAAGCCTCCTGCAGCGCAAACACAAGTTCTTTTAGGGGCTACTAAGCCTTTTGGCGGGCCTTTAGAGTGGAAGAAAAGGATACATACTCCTGTTTAATTTCACCCAGGTGAAGCATTAAAAACATACTACAATATAGACTATGGCTTCTATATCAGTTGTGAATACGATCAAAACGGCTATTGCTCAAGGCGTAATAGGGCTGGACAACATTTTCGTGGCTATAGGGCGCGGATCAACAGAGTGGGGAGATCCTCAGACTAAAACCTTAACCTTTGCTTCCAATATTGTGAATGTTTCGGATTACCCTATAGAAGATGTAGTTGTGAAGAACAATACTGACTCTGTTACCTATACGGAGACTACAGACTACTCAGTAGACTACTCAACAGGCATTATAACTAGGGTTGGTTCAGGGATAGGCGCTACACAACAAGTCCACGTTACCTATACTGTATCTACGGATGTATTGACAAGTGAGTCTGAATTACATGACGAGATAGGGAGAAAACGCTGTGCTTTTGTTGGATTTGTCACACCAGATGTTGACGGTGATATTGTTACTGATTCTGATACTTGGGCTTTGTCTTCTGAGCCTACTAATACTGTACTTTTCCAAGCTACTTTCCTACTAGAAGAAGGTGAAGATGAGACTATCCGTGAATTCGGGGTTTTCAGCAATGTAGAGCTTGACGGAGGCGTTTCAGAAGGAACTAACTACGTACTCTTAGCCGATGTAGTTGATGTTGGGCATATGATGCTTAAGCAGAAAACCAGTGCCATAGTTAAAAACGATGTCGGAGAGCTTTCAAGGAACTTCACCATAACATTCTAATTTCACCCAGGTAAAACATGTCAGTCACATACCCAGATGAATACTCAAACCCTTACGATAGCGCTAAACAGTTCTATCATATAGCTTTTAAATCTGATAAATACCTTACTCACCGTGAGTTAAACGAGCTTCAATCTTTAATAGACAATAAGCGCATTGACCTAATCGGGTCTTTATTCCCTGAAGGGGCGGTTATTGAGGGCGGTCAGCCTTACGTAAACTCTTCAACTGGTGCAGTCAAAATAGATGCCGGTAAAGTATACGCAGGCGGGGACATCATACCTTTCGCCCAAGTCACTTCAGGCATAACAATCCCTTTAGATGAAGAAGTACAAATAGGCGTTTTCCTTCAAGAAAGTATTATAACTTCTACAGATGATGCCGATTTATTAGATGACACCCCTTTAATGTTCTCTCTCCAAGTTCCAACTTCAGATAGGCTAAAGAAAGAAGTTGTTTGGGGATATAAAGCTGAATCCAGCTCAACAAGTAACACCAATACCTTTTACCCTGCTTTCACTGTTTTAAATGGTGTTTTGATCATTAAACAAGACTCCCCTCAATTAAGTAAAGTACAAGACCTAGTAGCTAAATACGACAAAGATGCTAACGGTTCATACCGTGTTTCAGGCCTTCATGTAGAGTTCGAGGAAGCAGACGAAAATGATAATTACATATTCAACATCACTGAAGGTACTGGTAACGTAAACGGTTATAAGACTGAACGTACAGCTTCAGAAAGACTATCTTATGAGAAAGACCCTGAGCTAAGTGACATAGAAAATGAAAACCATACTATGGACGTAGATACTGGCACAGCCGTCATTACTACTAACTACTCTCCTATTTCAGACCTAGACGCTGTAAGAGTCACTTTAAGAACTACTGAATCAGTCTCTAGGGGCGCAGTTATCAACACTTCAGATGCTCTTCTAAGATCAGGAGCAGCAACTATAATCTCTGTTACTCAAGGGATGACTACTTATGTACAGGGTACTGACTACCAACTAACAGGATCTTCAGTAGACTGGTCTCTAGGGGGAGCAGAGCCTTCAATAGGGACTACTTATTCAGTTACTTATAATTTTACCTACAGCATCCCAGTAGGGACAGTGGACTTTACCGATACGACAATTACCGTAGAGGATCAATCCGGCGTAGGTACTCTTGTAGATGGCGGGTCTAGTAGCTTTGATTATTCTTATAAACTTAAACGAATTGATCTATTAGAGATGACAGAGAGTGGCGCAATTAGGCGCGTTAAGGGTATACCTCATAGATCTAATCCACAGAAGCCGTCCAGCTCCCCAGATGCCTTAGAGATAGCTACTATAACCTATGACTGGCATACAGACCCAGGCGTGACTGATTCAGGCCCTCTCAAAGTTATTGTCGGTGATTTAAATAGACTACAACAACAAGTACAAGGCTTATTTGAATTGTATTCATCTTTAGTACAAACTAATAACGCTAAGTTTATTGAAGAGGCAGCTAACAAAGGTGTATTCATTGATACATTCTCAGACGATTCTCAAAGAGATGATGGCCTTACTAATGATGCTATTACCGTAACTAACGCTCTTACTAATAATATAGTTCTAACTGTAGTAGCCTCAGAAGAGGCCAACAACATAGTTGATAAATCCCTAGCTTACACATTGTCAGAAGTAGTAGTTCAATCTAAGCGTACAGGATCTACTAAGATTAACCCTTATAACAGCTATGACCCTATTCCTGGCTATATAACTCTATTTACAGGTGTAGATAACCATGTACCGATCTATACTCAACAAGCTATAGTAAATGTTCATAATACTGACCCTACTAACATAATGAGGAATCCTAAGCCTGAACAACCAGACTTACCTTTAACGCCTACGCCTACGTTCCTAGAGGCTTATAACGATATTAGAGGAGTTGTAAAAGACTTCTTAGGCAGTTCTAAAGTTAATGCTAGGCAGAACGCGAAGATTATAAATGCGGCAATTAAATTAGCTGCAGGCGAAGACGTTGAAACAGTACGTATAAGAGGCGTGGAGGTTCCTATAACATAATGGCGACATCATTTACAGTTGACGGAAGTGGAAATGCTACAGGTACAATCGAGATACCTGATGGTCTTTTTACCGGGGTGAAAGAAATAGAAGTTATCGGCACTGAAGGGACTCGCTGCGTAACTCGTTTCATTGACGGAACAGGAGTTTCTAATACAGCTAGACGAGGACGTAAAGCCAAGATTAATAGCCAACTAGCCCCTTTAGCTCAGACGTTCGCCCTTAGTGAACAAATAGCTGTAGGTGGCGTAGAACTATATTTAAGCACCAAAGGGTCTGATGGAGATATAGTAGTTCAAATAAGAGAAGTTGAAGCTGGCATACCAACTAAAATAGTTATCGCTGAATCAACTAAAGCCTATGCTGACTTAGCTACTGGCTGGGTACGTTTTGAATTCACCCCTTTTAATACTCTTCCTGAAGTCGAATATGCTATATGTATTTTCTCTGATAACGTCAATCATCAACTTGCTTATGCTGAATTGGGTGCTGTTGACGAAGACTCAGGTGAGGCTGTTACTAAACAATCTTATAGACAGGGAGTCTTTCTAACTTCATCTAACGGCACAGCGTGGTCAGTAGGTCAAGCTAGAGATCTTTCTTTTAAAATACTTCAAGCCAACTATACGGCAACAACTACTACAATAACTCTTGGTACTATAGCAGGCACAGGCGTAACCGACATAATGGTTCTTGCTGGCTATGAGCTACCTTCTAGCGACACTAGAGTAGAGTTTTTAGTCACGGCCCCTGATACAACAGTTTATACAATAGATAAAAACCAACCTACCAGATTACCTTCAGCGGCTACAGGAGATTTCCTCTTACAGGCCCGTTTAACAGGCACAGCCACCCTATCTCCAACACTATTTGCTCACACTCAATTAGTCCTAGGAGTTCTAAATGGCACGGCCTATTACCATTCAGTAGATCACGAAGTAACCTCAGGCACATTTGACTTCACTGTTACTTTCGAGAGCGACATAGAGTCAGGGTCTACAGTAACAGTTTATGCAGAGGATGATGGCTCTGGCGATTACACGGAACTAACTTTAGATTCATCTAAGACGAAGACGTTAAGAGATGGATGGATTCGTAGGGTTTACAAAGGCACTAGCCTAACAGCTATAGACACAGGGTCTATCCTTAAAACTAAGATAAAATTAGTATTAGCAGCTACTACTGCAGCTAGACCTTTTATTAGATCATTAACAGGGATTGAAAGCTAATGGATGACTCAACACCAATAACCTCTAACAGGGAATATACAAAACCAGGAGACGTTACAGTTAATAGAGTACCGTTTTGGCAAGAGAGAATCAACACAGGCTTTGATGATATTGACACTGATGTGGAAGCTATTGACGTTCGTTTAATTGCTGCAGAAGCCGACATAGCCACTGCACAGAGCGATATAACGGCTATCCAAGCAGAAGACGATACTTTACAAGATAATATTGACGTAAACAGCGCAGGAATAGCCACTCTTCGTACAGAGATGGATAACACCTACTCAGTAGCTAACGCATCCAACTTCTCAGCAGTCAGTGGCAAGGTTCACCTAGTAGATACTTCCGCAGGAGCAGTAACAGCTACCTTAACCGCTTCGCCAGTAGTGACTCAGAAGTCTTATACCTTTATACCAGTGACTAATTGGAATTCTTACGGCTTTAGCGTAAACCCAGGAACAGGCATTAAAATAGAGGGCTCTACAGGGACTAGAACTTTTACAGGGGTTCAAGCATTAAGATTTACATACGTATCTACAGCTTACGGCTACTCTATACAATATATAGCCACTAACGCTTTTGATTCAGGTAGTTACTTAGGGGCAGGAAGAACATTACTTATACCAAGCTCTAACCCTGCTCCATTTTTAGCCATCCCTAGAAGCCTTCCAGTACAAGACGGGGGCGTTAATGGTTCTACTGTTTTAACAGACTATAGCTCTACTGGTAACTTTAATCTAGGAGCAGGTTACTTTAATTATCGTAACTTTACAATGAACTCTACTCACCAGTGGACTTTAAGTGCTGGTATAACTTATTTACATTGCACAGGTACTGTAACTATCGGGGCTGGTGGAATTATCGGTACTACTGGTACAGCTACTACAGTTGCTGATGGTTTTGCTAGAAATGCTGGCAGCCAAGCATCTAACGGCTCTGCCGGCCCTGGGGCAGGTACTTACTATTCAGACAGTACTGTCCATAATGGCGGTGCCGGCTCGGCAGGATCTAATGCTTCAGGGGTTTCCATTTTAGGCGGCTCTGGTGGCTCTGGAGGTGGTGGCGGTGCCGGTAATGGCTTTAGTAACGACCCTACAGGCGGAGCAGGTGACGTAGGTACTTCAGGTAGAGGCGCAGGTGGCGGTGGCGGGGCTGGTTCTAACCCTTATGACGGATCTACATGGCCTGCTGGAAGCGGAGGTGCTGGTAGCCCTAGTGGTGGCGGAGGCAATGGCGGTACAGGTAGACCCGGAAGTGGTGGCGCAGGCCCTATTAATGGCGGAGCTGGCGGTTCTGCTGGTTCAAATGGCTCTAATGGTGCCGACAGTGAGAACACGTTAATTATAGTTGCTGACGCGATAGTGTTTACTAACTCAGGAAATATAAGTATTACTGGCTCTAATGCTACTGCTGGTACTAACGGCGGTAACGGTTCTGCTGGATCTGTTCAAAACAACGGTTCTTCTGGCGGCGGTGGTGGCGGTGGCGGCGGTAAAGGCGGTGCTGGTGCTGATGCGGATGTCTTAATAATTATCGTTAGACAAATTACTCCTGCTACTATGACTATGTCTATTGCCGGTGGTGCAGGCGGAAATGGCGGTAACGGAGGAAACGGTGGTGCAGGCGGCGGTGGTGGTTCTGCTAGTGTAGCGTCTGGCGGTGGCGGTGGCGGGGCTGGGGGTGCTGGAGGGGCTGGCGGAGACCCTGGCTTACTTTGGATTGAATATCAAACAGGCTCACTTACAGGAATAACTAGAACTTATTTATCTACAGCAGGCACTAGAGGGACAGCAGGTTCTGCAGGAGCAGGCGGTACTGGTTCTGCTAGAAACGGCGGTGCTGGCGGAGCTGGCGCACAAGCGGGTACCTCTACTTCTGGAGCTACGTATGCTTTAGTTCAGAATAAGAATGAAATAGTAAGAGGCGTATTTGTAGGATAACATTATGGAAGAAAGAATTGAAATTAGAGACGGCAAGACTTACAAAGCTTTTTACGATGAAGACGGCAAGCAGGCGGCCCCGGCTGAGTTAGTGCCAGAAGTTGTCACCCAGGTGAAAATAGATGAGTTAGCAGCTTCTAAGCTATTCCTCACTAAGAAAGAAGCTTTAACAGCATGGGTAAATACCAGCCATTATAAAGACATCCTCAAAGCCATTATAGGCAGACAGAACTCAGCCCTAGATAGAGAACTTTGCGCCCTACTAACTGGTCTTATACAGGAAGAGATAGATTCAGAAGATGTAACCCTTTCAGTAGAGGATGGGCAGTATTTTATCACAACCCTAGAATCAGTCGTAGCTAGTTTGCCTCCTTTGCCAGAAGCTTAAACTAGTAGTATAATATAATCTGTAGAAATCTAATAACCAAGGAGAAAATCAATGTTCAAATATCTATCAATTTTAAGTCTAGTCTGCGTAGCTTTGTCTGCCAGTGCTGGAACAATCACAGTAAGTGAGAAAAACGGCCCTAAATATAACAATGTAAGTGAATTAGTAGTATCTAATGGTAACTTGCTTGATGCTGGTAACGGTAAAGCGTACATCAAAGTAAATACTGTAGCAGTAAGAACCCTAACAGCTAACGGTACAGCCAGTGTTAATGACCAACTCATCCTAGTAAACGGCGGTTCAGCTAACAAGAAAGTAAACCTCCCCCCTGTTGCACCTAACCCAGGACTTAAGCTAACTTTCAATTTCATCAACAACGGTACTGCACTAAGTCTAACTCTAGACGCTAATGGCTCTGAGTTAATTGACGGAGCAACTACTAAAGTAATCACAGTACACAAGACTGCTAACGCTATCTGCTCAACAGGCACAGCTTGGTTCTCTTGCTAATTTACGTATCAATGTAAAGCAGGGAGCCCAATAACTCCTGTCGCTCTAAGAATCCCCTAACTAATGAAGTCTCCTGCAATAAAGGATGTTCAGTAAAAAGTTAGGGGTTTTCTTTTTGGCCTCCAATAACTATGGGTTTTCTATGATATAATTACTATGGTAAGAGGTTAATGAGGTTCCCCTCTGGAGTCTAGAACAAGAGAACCTAGCGAACCCACCGGCCCTAACGGGAGTCAGCGGTTAAACCCCCAAAGTACTTATAGTTAGCTCTGACAGCTCTATAGGGATGAGAATGTGAAGGGGGTCAATTTTAAAATGAGTAAAAGTTAATAGACAAGCAGAGCTTTATTTGCTATATTAGTTATTGATCTTATTGGTAATGATCTTGCCCTCTAAGGCCATAGGCGCTATTCGACCGCTTATAATTTAGAGGGCTATTTTTTTACCTGGGTGAAATCTTTTATACTAGAGCAGGGGTTTTACCTGTTAATTTATAAATCTTATTGTCTAAAGTAGAGAGTTTAACGGTATCATCTAGTAACATCTCTTTGCTCTTATTCTTCCAGTGTAGAGAGTCTTTTATAGGGTCAGTAACGATATGATAGCCAGCTATTAAGATTACACAGAGAGCAATAAATTCCATAAGAAAGTTCCTTTAGTTAAGTACCTCTTTAACCATACAATCCACTATACCATACATACATACATATTAAGTAAGGCTACTATCAGCCCTGTTAATATTATCCTCTCCAGACGGCCTATGCTTACCTAGAACCTCAGCAAAAGAGGCATCTAAAATACCCTCTAATTTGGTGTGTAGGGCTAGATTCATAGCATCTTTAGCAGTGATCAGCACTTTAAGGTACTCTATCTGCTTAGATTGGAAGTAAATAGTTATAGATAAAGGTGCGGATACAGCCACCACTAGAGCCCCAAGCTCCTTGCCGTGGTTGAATAGGTAATTTATGATGTTAAATGCTGAAGTAATGTCCATACTAATAGTTTACACTTACTGTCATTACAAATAAGGTATTATAGACTTATGGATAAGAATTACGGCCTAACACCTATAACTGTAGATTTTGATGACACTGATTGGGTAGAGATTATACCTGCAGAGAACTATACTACCGCCATCTTTATCCAAGTAGACCCTACTACTATCAGCACGTATAATGTACAGATTGGTATTAGAGCATATGATGCTGAGAATCTAGCGGTAGATGAAACCCCTACAACAATAGCCTTTTTAAACGCGGCTAACCCTATACTTAAAGAGTCTGTGGCTTTCCCTGAAGACTTATCAATTAGAAACTCAATTTGGGCTAAAGCCAGTAATGCTGCCGCAGGCCTAGTGGGATACTACAAAACAAGCTACTAATAGTATTTGCTAAGGCAATAAATAAAGAGGTATCAACATGAAGATAGTCTTAGTCCAGTATCGTCCGTGGAACTTATTAAGCGCAATTATAATAGCCAGGACAATGAGCAAGTTCGTCCATGCAGGCGTTATATTTACTGAACAGAAGGGCGAGGAAATGACCGATAATTATGGATACTCTCTAGGCCCTAATAACGGTTACTGGGTATTCGATGCTTCAGAGTCTAGAGGGGATTGCGACTGGAATAACGACATTAGAACATGGGGCGATAGAGGCATAGAGGTTTATAATGTCCCAGATAAGGATTCCAAGGCATTTAACTATGCGCTTCAATGGATAAAAGGAACTGAGTATGATTACTTTGGTGTGGGTTTGTTTGGATTTGTTGATCCTCGTAAAAAACTATATTGCTTCGAAGCGGTAAGGCGCGTACTTTTAGCAAGTAATATCGTCTCTAGAGAGAAGATGAAACAGTTATTACCAGATACTAAAGGGTACGGGGCTGAGTATTTACGTAAAGCCTTTAAAACTGCAGGGGTAAAACCTGAGTATATCGGGCCTGCTAAAGACTATAAGATTGATTTTGCTTCAAAATAACCTATTTTCACCCAGGTGAAGCTATTAGGTATAAGATACTATCGAACTTGTAATAATATAAGTATAGACGCGTATAGGATTATGCCCCAATAGAAGGGGAAACTTAGATGAAGTCAATAATCCAAACCAAGGAGACTTAATACATGGCAGCTATAGACAACTTTTTACACGGCCCAGAGATAGTAGAATTAACTACTGCGCCAGACCCGATCCGCTCAATCGAAAGCTCAATAGTAGCAATCGTAGGTTCAGCAGCTCAAGGCCCGATCAACGTACCAACTTTAATTAGCTCTAAAGCTGAAGGAGTAGAAGTATTCGGAGCATTTGCTCTTGACGGCAATACAATCCCTAGCGCTATTGATGCTCTCTATGATCAAGGTAGCCCGACAATCGTAGTAGTTAACGTAGGTGCTGCAGGTGATGTAGATATAACTGATGTTGTAGGCGGTACTAACGGTACTACTAGAACTGGCGTATACGCTCTTCTTGATTGCGAATCTTTACTAGGTGTTAAGCCTAGAGTAATTTGTGCCCCTGGTTGGACTCATCCAAAAGCAGAAGGTAATCCTAACTTAGTAATCTCTGAACTTACAGGTGAAAACGGTACAGATATTCTTGCTAAATTAAAAGCGTTCGTTGTAGCTGATGCCACTGATGATGAAGGTAATTATGCTAACGCAGTAGACTATGCTAACGACTTTGATAACAAGCGCGTTTATGTAGTTTATCCGTGGGTTAAATACACTGATCCAGCAGGTAACGTAAGTCTTCGCCCTGCATCAGGTGCAGTTGCTGGACTAGTAGCTAAAGTGGAAGCTGATAACGCTCCTGGTGGCTACAGATTATCGCCATCTAATAAAATTATCAGAGGTATCTTAGGTACAGCAGTTCCAATAGATTCAGCTCTAGGTGATGAGGATTCTACAGCAAACCTATTAAACTCTAATAGAGTAGCTACTATAATCCGTAGAGGATCAAGCTTCTACTTATGGGGTAACAGATCTACTACTACTGATTCTGATTTCTCATTCATTTCAGTTTCAAGAATATATGACATTGTTAACGAATCAATCAAAGAAGCTCATGCTTGGGCGATTGACCAAAACATCACTCTTGATTTCGTAAATGAAGTTATAGAACGAGTAAATGCTTATGTCAGATCTTTGATTTCTCAAGGCGTTCTAATAGACGGCACAGTGTTCGCAGATAAGGTACTTAATACTGCAGAGAGCTTAGCAGCAGGTCAGTTGTATATCAACTTAGATCTATTGCCTCCAACTCCTGCTGAAAGAATCACATTTAGATCACATCTTTCTAGAGATTATTCTATAAGCGACATTACAGGCTAATAAAGGAGATATAAAAAATGGCAACACCAAAGGTAATTAAGAATTTTAATCTAACAGTACAAGGGGTTGGCTTTGTTGGCCTAGTAACTAACGTAACTCTGCCTTCTTTGACAATCGTAACTGATGAACATAGAGCTGGCGGCATGGACGCTCCTATTATGTTAGACATGGGTATGGAAGGCTTAGAAATGAGCTTTGAAATAGCCGAGCAGAACCCAGACATTATAAGACAATTTGGCTTAAACGCTCAAAACGGAGTACAGCTTATATTCAGAGCAGCAATGCAGAATGACACTGTAACTACTCCATATGTCATAGTCGCTAGAGGAATGATTACTAACCTTGAACTAGGTGATGTAACTGTAGGCGAGAAAAACAGCATGACAGTAACACTTTCTTTACGTTATCTAAAAATAATGGAAAATAACATCCAATTAATTATGATTGACGTAGATAATATGAAGCGCGTTATCGCTGGTATAGATGAGTTGCAAGCTGAAAGAGATGCGATCGGTCTATCAAGCACACAAGTATTCAATAGCATCGGCAGTTTCTTGTAATTGATACAAGACTGGATTTAGTATCCCAAGCGGGAAACAGAAACTAGGAGAAATAGAAATGGCAAAAGCAAAAGAAAGTAAAGCATCGGTAAATGTTAAGTTAGATGATGGCTTAGATGTAGACGGGACATTAGTGTTCTCTCTAGAGGTTAGAAAGCCTAAAGTCAAAGACCTACTTAGCGCAGAAAGAAGCGGTAAAGGTGACTCAGACGTAAATGTCAAGTTCCTTGCTAATCTTACAGACCTAACACCTGATCAAATCGGTAATCTCAGTATTTCAGACTATAAAAAGCTGAACGAGGTACTAGCTGATTTTTTAGGTGCGGGCGACCAGATGTAGATACCCTCAGGAAAATAGTACTGGTCATTTCAGAGAAACTTAGCTGGACTTATACCGAAATCATGTCAATGGAATGGGTAGAGTTTTACGAGTGGTTTGAATTGTTTATGGCTCTTAAAGAAGAAGAGTATGAGGTTCAAAAAGCCCACATCGACAAAGAAACTAGGAAGCGTAAAAAGTAATGGCTGATGAAGAATTATTCTTTAAGATAGGCGTAGGGCTAGACCCTAAAGATTTAGCTAAAGTACGTAAGCAATTAAGCGGGCTAGGTAAGACTGCTCTTAAGAGCGCTAGAGCTTCTATAGGCGGGTCTATGGTCGGTAATAAGGCCATGATAAAAGCCATATCAAAGGAATTATCAGGGAGAGTAGGTAGAGTAGGTCTTAGAGATAAGCTAACAAGAGCAAGAGATCTGATGGCTAAGGCTCTTCTTAAAGATCAGAGAATAATGTCACGTGCTTTGAGAAAAGACGGAACACTTAGAAAAAGTATACCAGGCGGTAAAGGTAAATGGGAAAAAGATATGGCAGGTAATGCCGCCTATCTAATGAGGCTAAGAACTCAAGAAGCCAACGCCGTAGCTAATCTAACAAGAGCTGAAAATGCTTTAGCTAACCAACTAAAAGCTAGAAGTCAGAATGAGAGATTAGCTTCAGCAGCAGCAGTACGAGGGACACAGATCCAGCACGGTAGACAACAGAGGCGCTATAACGCTATTACAGGATCGTCAAGCAAGAAGCAAGCTACAGCCAGTGGGATGATGGGGGCAGGGGCTGGAATACTTGGCGGAGCCATGGCGGTAGGTTATGCCTTGTCCGGGCCAGTTAAAGCAGCTTTAGATTTTGATGAAGCTATGACTGTGGTAGGGGCCGTTAGTCAATTAACCAGCAAAGAGCTAAAGTCACTTAGTGATGAGGCTCAAAACCTAGGTATAGAGTCGGTATATAGCGCTGACGAGATAGCTCAGTCAATGAAATTCTTAGCCCAATCAGGCTTCTCTGCTGACCGCATTAAAGGCAGTATGGGGGCTATAGTTGACTTAGCGGCTGCAGGAGGGGTAGAGGTAGAATTCATGGCTGATAAATTGGCCGGGATAATGAAAACCTTTAACATAGAAGGGAAGACCGTACAAGAAACCATTAACCTGACTAAAGAATTATCAGACCAAATTGCATGGACAGCAAACAAATCTAAAGTAGATATTCCAGAAATAGCTGAGACTATTAAATATGCTGGCATGAACGCAGATCAATATAAAAACCCTAATGCAGTTAAAGAATTACTTGCAATGATAGGTATCTTGGGAGACAAGGGCTTGACATCTTCTATGGCAGGTACATCTACTAGAGCAATGTTCGTTAAAATGGCGGCACCTTCCTCTCAAGCTAAGAAAGAGATGGACAAAGTAGGTCTTCATAGAATGGATATAAACGGCGACATGCTCCCAGTCACCACTATACTTGCTGAGCTTGGCGATAAGATGAAAGGAATGGGCACGGCTAGGCAGATGGAGATATTGAAAAAACTCTTTGATATTAGGGCTGCTGGCCCGGCTGGAGCAATAATAAAAGCCTTAGTAGATGGCGACTTTACTCAGGCAATGAAAGAGTTAAATACTGAGTCTAAAGGGTATGCAGCCTTCATCAGCAAAATGCGATTAGAGAACGTAAATCAACAATTAGATATTTTATGGGATAACGTAAAGGGTATAGCTATAAGTATTATGGAGTCAGTTAAGCCTGTACTCATGGTGGCTATAAAATCAATCTCAGCCGTGCTCGGCCAAGTAAATCAAATGCTAAAAATCCCCTTCATAGGCAGGATACTATCTTTTGCGCTAGGGGTAGGAGGTCTAGCTGCTATGTTAATAGCTATATCTACAGGGATAGCCCTTTTAACTGGCGGAGCCGTAATGTTTATACAGGCTATAGCTACTCAGATGGCGCTTCTACAAGGGGCTGGGTTAATGGGCACATGGATGGCTGCTAAAGGCATTACCCCTGGAGGTGGATTAGCTAAGGCTGTTGCTGTAGGCGTATCTATTCTTCTTGCACCTGTTAAAACTATTACAAGCCTTCTAACATCAGGTTTCTCTAGGCTATGGGGGGCTTTAGCCTCTATATTAATGGCTATTAAAATGGATCAGATGTCCAACTTAGCAGGAGATCTACTTTCTGGAGGCTTTAGAGGCCTTAAAGGAGGGATGCGTAATGGGCAGATGCTAGGAAGCCCTAGAGGGAGAAAAATACTTGGAATGAAGGCTGCTAGGGCAGGTAAAGGAGCTAAGGCGGCACTAGATAGCTTTGGTGGTGGATTCTTAGCTTCTAAGGTGGTAGGAAAGCTGTTAGGCGGTAATATGGCTAAAGGGCTATTCGTATCTTTATTGCCTGTCCTAGGGGAAGTTGTAGGGGCGGCTTATGCTCTAATGACTGTATGGCAATTAGCGATATGGGGATGGGGTAAGTTATTTGGTGAAAATACTGATGCTATAAAAGAAAACACTTCAGTAGAAAAAGCTAAGCTAAGCAAGATGTCTCAGGCAGATATAGATAAAGCCATGCTGCCAAGATGGAATAGCACGAGTGATTTTAGGTACCAACCAGTAGGAGGATCAATCTCCACAGATAAAATGGCTATGTACGATCAAACCATGGCCGGCCTCGCTACAGGCGACACTACTATAATTATAAATGCAGCAGGGCTAGGTTTAAACGGTGAGACATCTAAAGAAGTGGCAGCTTTCCTTTCAGCAGAAATAAATAAAGCTATGGAAGCACAAAATAGAAGAGCAAATAGAGGGGCATTTATTTAATGGGTTTTTCTGGGCAAAGTATTTTAATGAAGTTAGGCAAATTCATATTTAGTATAGATACTGCTGCCTTTAATGAAATGAGTATATCTAGCGAATATAGCTGGGTTGAGATGGAGAGGCTCGGAAATGATTCCATACATCAATGGACTGGGCCAAAAGTCCCTAAGATTAAACTATCAGGCGTAATATTTACACACTATATACGAGGGCCTATACAATACTTGGCTCATCCTGACGAAGCCTATTTTAATAGAAAACAATATGAAAGAGGCTTTGAACTAGTTCCGCTAGGCCCACCAGTACCCAACTCGCCTGAAGATGAAAAAATGGGGCCGTTCGATGTTAGAGAAAGAGAAGGCCCTCCCCCTCCACAAATAGGCAGCCAAGCTTTTAGACTATCAGCGTCTAATGATATACAAGGGTACGGCATAACCTCACAAGCCATAGGAGCCGAATATCCAACTGTACTAAGGGCTATGGCAAGACAAGGAAAACCGCTTCCTTTAATAGATGGGAGAGGGAAGTTCTACGGACATTGGTGCATAGAGTCCATAGAAGAGACCGACTCAGTTTTCCTTTTTGACGGCACTCCAAAGAAACAAGAATTTGATATCACCCTGGTGAAATATGGTTCTGATTATAAAGACACCAAGCCTGTAAACGGCGCAGCTTCAAAGGCCGGTAACTCTAATAAATCCACCTCTCCGTGGGACAATATATCAGTATCCTCAGACGCCTCACCAGGTATAGGGATAAACTCTTTAAGCGTACCTTCCTCCAGCGCAGTATTTGAAACAGTAGAGCAGCATAGCACTGATTTTGGTTTCGGCACTACTCGCGATGTAATACTACCTTCTCCTTACGGAGGATCTATACCAAAAACGAATACAGGTACTATTCTAGGGGATACCAGCCTTAAAAACGATTTATTAGATGATTTAATAGATTCCTATAATTCAGATGGAACTGTTTTAGGCAGGCCTAGCGTAATAAATGATATTAGATTTGAAGAAGGTAAAATATAATCATGGCAACTAATATTTATATAAGTCAAGAAGGTGATGTGGTCGATATGATAGCCCAATTATATTACGGCTCAACGCTAGGGCCTACCGAGCATATCTATGCTAATAATCCTGGTCTAGAAGCTTATAATGATGTTTTACCAGCAGGTGTTAGGATATTACTTACACCGTATAATCCTATACCTACAGCAGATAGATTCGTAACCCCTTGGTAATATGACCCCGCAATATAAACTATTATTTGGATCATCTGGAAGCTCTAGCAAAGACGACCTTACGTCTATATACGCTCCTTTTGTTCAAGAAATATCGCTAACTGATAATATAACTGACGATAATGATGAATTAGAAATAACCTGTATCAATCCTGGCCCTAGCATAACACGGCCACCTGTAGGCGCGTCCTACACCTTATTCTTAGGGTATAAAGAGACTGAGATGGTTAACATGGGCACTTTCTCTTTAGAAGAATACTCTCTTAAAGGGTCTAAATCCGCAGGGCACACTATAACTATAAAATGTAACTCTAAAACACAAGACTCGACTTTAACCCAGCCTAGAGATCAAGCCCATGAGAATAAATCTGTTGGTGAAATAGTTAATGCCGTAGCAGCTAAGTCAAATTATGTAGCTGACGTATCTGCCTATTACTTTACTGTTGTTATTGATTACGAAGCACAGCAAAATACAACCGACCAAGTATTCCTATCAGGGTTAGCTAAAAGATATAATGCTACTTTTAAGATTAAAGATGGAGTTCTATATTTCAAAGAGCGTTCTAAAAAAACAGACGTAAATGGTGACGCTATAAGCCAAGTAACCGTGACAGGAGGTGAAGATGTGCTAGGGTACGAGCTGGTAGTAACACCTCAAGCCCAAGCATCAGCAGTTAGAGTCAATTATAAAGACGAGGATGGAGATAATACAGTAGTAATAGCCAATTACACGTTAGGGGCTAATAAAGCAGTTCAAACCTCTAGCGGGGATTCTTTGTTTTTTACTGCACCAATAATAGAACCTTCCGTTAACCTGCCAACGGCTTTTGAGATAAAAATAGGGAAGTTTGGTCATTTGCCGTACGTTTTCTCTGATAAAGAAAAAGCCGTTGATGCAGGTAAATCACAATTAGCTGATGAAGCTAGAAAGGGTAAGGAGCTAAGTTTAACTCTTATAGGAAACCCCAGAATAAATGCAGGATCAGTAGTTAACGTAACTAAGCTATCTTCTGAAATAGACGGTGAATGGATAATGAATAAAGTAACTCATAAATTTAGTAAAGGCGGAGGATATACTACTGAGTGCGATACTGATGCAGGAGACAGCTCTGATGATGAATACGGAGAGGTAGCTGATCCTGACGCAGAGTACCCAAGCGACCCTGATGCTGAGATAGGTTAAGGGAACCTTCAGTTAAGGGAATTTAGCTTCGTAATCTCCTGTAGCAAAAAGCATAGCTTCTCTACCTCTACGATCTAGAATTTCATAAGGCTTATGCCATTTAAGGATGCAAACACCAGCAGCTACTAGATTACCAGCATTAAGGTATTTCATAAATGATGATGTAGTTAAACCCCAAGAACCTATGTTATAGCAGATACTTACTAATGCGTCATACTGGTACTGTTCTATTATTACTTTTAAAGCATTATTAACAGCCGCTTCATACTGAGCAGATATGGCTAAGAATAACTTATCCACTTGTTCAGCAGTTAATTTGTCTCCCATTTTTACAGGAACACCGTTTACTTCAGTAAAGCCTATACCTATAGTCGGTATACCTCTAACATCCTTATAAGCCTCTGTTTTGAAGCCTTCTTCTTTTCTTATAAATGCTTTACCCTTCTCCGATAATGTATATACCATACTTAAATAATACGCCGTTTTTCATGGTATGATGGAGTAGCGGGCTCAAAGGGACGTTTTCTTGCTTATTAGTTGTTCATTGTGTTCTGTCCCTGACGGCCCGCCTTTTTTAAAACTTAACAATATTTAATTTGACCTGGGTGAAACTCTCAGTGTATATTAGTGTATATGACACAAATCAAAACAGGAATTCAGAGAACGATGGAGGAACTATCCCTAGCTATCAAAGCTAATAACCCTCTAATACTTATAAGAACAGACTAGCCTAATATAGTTATCGAGAACGCATACAAAACTATCCTACTAGGTGATAAGCCGCCTAAGATGTACAAATGGAACACTGTAGACGGTATGGACATATTAGAAGCCGCTAAACTGCCTACGGGCGAGCCTACACTGACAACTAGAAAGCCCAATCCAGAAGCTAAGTCGTTTATGGATGCTCTTAAAGTAATGAATCCTGATGCCTCTAAAAATAAACAAGAGATAGGGATCTTTACTTGGCCGCAATGGTCATTAATTAAAGGGCAGAAAGAGATTCTACACACCCTATTTGTTTATGCTTATAAGTTATGGGAAAGTAGAAGCTGCATAATCTTCCTAGCCCCGCACTCTTATGAGATACCAGAAGAGATAGAAAGACACGTAACTGTACTATCTTATGACGGCCCTTCAGTAGATGACTTTAAGTTACTTTTATCCAGTGACTCTACAACTAACAAACTATTCACATCGGCTAGAAGTAACCCTGACATGCAGTATAAGTTACCTAGCTTGTCCCCTGATGATATAGCTGACATAGCTAACGCCCTTGCAGGTCTAAACCATAACGAAGCTATCAACTCAGTTAGTAGAGTGCTACATAAGATGGAAAAGTATCTACCTAACAATCTTAATATGAAGTTATTTGTTGAAGAGCTTAGTAAAGTTAAAGCCGATGTCCTTAGAAAGACCGATAACCTTGAAATCATGCAATCCTATTCTGCTGACTGTATCGGTGGCTTAGATTTATTAAAAGCATGGATTAAGAAGAGAAAAGACTGCTTCAGTAACGAGGCTAAAGAGTTCGGAGTCAAGCGCCCTAGAGGTGTTCTTCTATTGGGCAGCCCTGGAACGGGTAAGAGCCTTTCAGCTAAAGCTATAGCGTATGAATTAAATGCCCCACTAATTAAATTCAATGTATCTAAATCTTATTCTAAATACGTAGGGGAGTCAGAAGGTAAAGTAGAATCCGCCCTTAGAACACTATCTAAAATAGGGAAAGCAGTTGTCTATATAGACGAGATTGACAAGCTATTTAGTACTTCTCAGGGGGATGGAGATTCTGGTGTTGGGAAACGTGTACTTAGTTCA